CTTCCCACCCCATTTCCCACCCCATTTCCCTCCGTTCTTCCCACCGTTCTTCCCACCCCATTTCCCCCCGTTCTTCCCTCCCTTCTTCCCGCCGTTCTTCCCCCCGTTCTTCCCTCCGTTCTTCCCTCCGTTCTTCCCCCCGTTCTTCCCTCCGTTCTTCCCACCGCACTTTCCTCCGGCGTTCACGAAGTAGGGACCAAGGTCCCAGGGGGAACTAGGTACACTTGAGGGGTGGAAACCTCCCTCGTAGAGCCAGGTCATTTCGGAGCGTCGACTGACAGCATCTCCATCCTGGAGGACTTCGTTACACCCCAGGACCTGGAGCACATGAGCGCGTTCCTGCCGACCATCTCCGAGTGGGACAACCCGAGGGAAACCGAGTACGACGAGACAGGCGTCTGCATCTACGACGCCTCGTACTGGTGGGACCGCATGTGCTCTGGACCGATCATCCAGAGGATCAACCCCGTCGTGTATCAGATGATCGAGAAGTACATCGACAAGATGCAACGCCTCCTGGAGGCTAAGCACAACGTCACCCTCACCTGCCGGCCCCCGGTGCTCGTCCGTTGGCTACCCGGTTGCGAGCAATCGCCGCACGCCGATAAGCAACTCAACGACGGCAGCCCGAACCCATTCCCGACCTACGACTTGAACTCGATCATCTATTGGAACGAGGATTTCACGGGCGGCCAGTTCCATTACCCCGACTACGGCATCGAACTGCCTATCAAAAGCGGTTTAGCGGTCGCTCACCCTGGCGATGTCCACTATCTCCATGGTGTCAAGGCGGTGGAGACAGGTGTACGCTGGACCACACCTTCGTTCTACACGATCACTTCGTTAGGAGATTGACATGGATGTTGCCGGCCACCTCGGAAACAAGTCCTCAGGGATCATGCTGTACAAGAACGTATGGCCTAAGGACTCGAACTTCGTTGAGCGCCTAGAAGCGGCCATCGGGGGCTCCGACAACGAGTGGTTCCAGTGGCAGCCAGCAAGGGTCGGGGATCACGAAGAGATGCTCGATTACCGTGATTGCTGGGACTTCAAGGTCGCAGAGTCGATGCTTGAGACGGTCCCGGCCGAGTTCGAGGACATTGTCCCCCTCTACGGAGAGGTCATGGACGGGGTGCGCGAGTGCGTCAAGCACTATTCGGGTCTTTACAACCTGACCCTCGATTACGAGGAAGCCACCAACTTCGTCAAGTACGAGAAGGACCAGCATTTCGCTATTCACCCTGACCACGGGTTCTCCTACTCGTGTGTCGTATCAGCGATCGGGTACCTGAACGACGACTACGAGGGCGGCACGTATCGGATGCCCTACCAAGACTTCGACTTCACTCCCGAAGCCGGCGATGTCATCATCCATCCGTCGACGTTCATCTACGCCCACGCCTCGTTGCCAGTTATCGAGGGCACGAAGTATTCTGCTGTCACGATGTATGACTACAACGACCGCAATCATCTAAACCACCAGGCCCAGGCCGACCCGTATGCCCAGGCGCAGGCCGTTGGTGAAACGGTTGGCCAGGTAACCACCATCAGCGGCTGATGAACCGTTCGTGGTATCCGGCGGTCAAGGAGGGGTATGACTTTGACGCCATCATGGAGACGCTTCCTGAGTGGAACAGCGACTACCAGGATGTTGGGTTAGTCGCTTTCAAGGGGGCCGACTTGACGAGTGCCCAACTCGTTGAGGTGTTCAAGGCGGTCGGGGAACGCAACAGGTTCGGCCACTCAGGGTCTCCTGACCATACGTCCGAAGAGTTGCCCGACTTCTCCACGGTGGAAGGCCACGGTGACTGGTCGGAAGGCGCCCAGTTGTATTACGACACGCATCACAACACGATGGGTGCCAACCTGCACACCGGCCATTCGCCGGTTGATTCCACGACTCCAGTAGCCATCCAGTTCCACCTGGAGAACAGCCACCGTGTCTGGCCGCAAGTAGCGGGAGGGTGGACGATGCCTTTCAAGACCAGCCCCCCGCAAGATGGGCGAACAGGGTTTCTCGACTGCCAGACGATCTTCAAGCAGTTCCCGACGGCTATCCAGGAGACTCTCCTGACGTTGCCGACCATCATCGAATACCCAAGTGCCGAGTTGGCTGTGCTGGAGGAGGGCAGCAACGACCTTTTGCCCTCCGTAGAGTTCACGGCTTTGATGAGAGAGTCCTGCACAGAGTTAGGCGACTGGGCATTCGACGGCAACGGTTACACCTGCGAAGTCCGCGCTGCGGCGTTACCGCACCCCGTTACCGGCATCCCTGTCCTTCGTACTATGCCGTTCTCGGTGCGCCAGGGGGCTCTCCACGAAGAGGACGAAGCCGAGTGGGCTGAGGCTCGCGTGTGGATCAGAAGGGCCTTCGACATGGAGTCACACACCCATGTGGAGGGCGGTGTCGAAACGACCCATGTCGGCCATCACAACTGCGTGGTCTGTGGGTGGGGTCGGGACCACCGCAGGGACGTTGAGGAAAACTTTGGGAATCTACAGAACCTTGTTTGGTGGGAGTGGGACACAACAGACTTCCTCATGGTCGACCTGTTCAGAATGGCCCACGGCGTATCAGCATTCCCTGGGGGGACACGGACGTTGCGTGGCATCTTCGGCTATGACTTGGATGTCGATTGGGACAACTTCTCAACATTTGCCCCGGCTATTGCGTCCCCCAACGAGGAGTATCCGTTGCCTGAGAAGGGAAAGGGCGCTGTCTTTGAGAACAACGACCCTGGTCCAGCGCCCACAGGCAACCTGGCATTTGAGTACGGCACGTGAAGGTGACTCTCACTAAAAGCCACCAGAACCCGCCCGAGATCAGGCAGTGCCGTCCTCGCCGCGACTGGATGGACGGCACCCACCGAAAGCACGCCTACAAGTGCCTACCCATGACAGCGGCCAACACTTACGGGTGGGAACTGGTGCTACCCCAGGAAGTCAAGGTCATTTGGGACGGCGGCAATACTGTCCCCAGGGTTCTGTCAGGGGAGAAGATCACCTGGGACACCGACGGCCACGAGTACGAACGAGACGTTGTCGTCCAGTCGATTATCGGGATGGTGTCGTTCGCCACTGGGTGGGCGATAAACCCACCCGAGGGGTATTCCGTGTGGTTGTCAGGCGCCCCGAACCACTACATCAAGCATGCCCACCCGCTGACAGCGATGATGCCCGGTTGGTGGCCTGACGAGCCCAACATGAACTGGATAATCGACACCCCGAACGTGGAGATCACGTTCCCTGAGGGGATGCCGTTCATGTTCTTCCAGATCATCCCCGATCACGCTCTGGAGGATGTCAGGTTCCAGACGCGTGGCATGTGGGAAGAGGCCGCTTTGATGGAGCAGAGGTCCAACTACGGGAACGCTAAGGCTAAGAAGATGATCGACGAGCCGTGGACGTGGATGGGTGGTATCCGCACTGGCCTGGACGAGAAGGGCGAGCAGATAGGCCCTAAGCATGATGGCCACCCGGTGCTCGATGTCCCCTGAGTGGGCGGTGTTGGCCGCCGTGACAGCCTTTTACGCTTTCCAGGAAGGACCGTGTTACAGCGTTCGTCAGCCCCAGGTCGGCTTGTATTACGAACAGTTCTTTAGAAACGGAATAGCATGGGACATCAGTGCCCCGTTCAACCGGTCCAGGGGACCGATGAGCCAGGATTGGACAATCCATGAAGATCATTGAACTTGACGACACGCTGGAACAGGTCCAGTCCGACCCTGACCACTATCGGGACCTGTTCTTCGAGAACAAGGTGCTGGTATTCAAGAACCTAGACCCAGGTGCTCTGGCTTCTTTCTCAAAGGCGATCACGGGGTACGCCCCGTCCACAATGGGGCAGGGTGCGAATGTGGGCAGCGGTCACAGCCAGTTCCTCGGCGGGCATTCCTATTACCAAACAGGTGAAGACCACAAGGTCCGTTTCGAGCAGTTCTGGACTGGGGACGGGACCGGCGGCGAAGAGCCAGACAACGAGCCTCGGGTGTACACCGCCCAAACCGAAGAAGGCGAGTTCTATGAGATGGAACCAGTGCGTTCCACGTTCATGTTCTGGCATTTGGAGGACGCCTACAAGGAGTTCCCACCCACGGCCATCATCATGTCGTTCGCCACGTTTACAGCCCATCCGGGCACGGGGGGCTCCGGGTTTGTTGACATGGCAGAGGCTTACGAAGCGATGAGGCCAGAGTGGCAACACGGCCTACGTGAAGCCACTAAGGCGGCGGTCCAGGTCCCATTCATGCCTGATGGTGTTGTCCAATACCCTCATAAGGTCGTTAGCCGGCATTGGCATACCGGCGAGTCATTTCTGCCGCTCCAGGGGCATTGGCGGGACTGCGAGGAACTGCCGTACAGCATCGACATCGACACCTGCGATGGGCTAACCGAAGAGGACCTGCTCGACATCAACGAATGGGTGTACCAGTTCCAGGTCAGCCCCGAGAACCAGCACTGGGTCGATCACGAAGAGGGTGATCTCGTCATGTACGACGGCCAGTCGCTGTCTTACGCCATCGGCGCCGGCTTCTCCCACGGGGAACGTGTGTTCGATCGGGTGTCGTATCATGAAGGGGAACCGTCTGTGCGGTTACCACCGAGGCATTCCTCTTATACCGTTCCCGAGGGGCACGTTTACCATGGCTGAAATCGAACATCTCCCGATGGGGCTGGCTATCATCAGGGACGCCATGGAAATACCTGATTGGCTCCATGGAGAAATCCTCGAAAGAAGCCAACGAGAGTTTGACATCCAATACCAGGTTGCTGACGATGGGACCGTTTACCAGCGAGGGAACGACAACCCGAACTCGAATGAGTTCCGCTCGTTGGAACACCAATCAACGGTTCCGACACGCTTCCAGCCGCATGACGAACGGGTCGAATCGTCGGGGAGGTGGAAGGAGTTTTGGCGGGAAGCATGCGATGCCCAATACCAGGGACTTCTCACCTACTGCGAGAGATACACCATGTTGCTGTCGCAGATTTGGTGGTCCAACAGGGGCCACGTCCTTTGCTACGGCAAGGGTGGTTTCCTGGGCGGGCACCACGACAACGACATCGGGTACTCCTACGAAACGAGAGACGATGTCATGGGGTTTGCAGAAGCGGCGACCAGGAACGTCGTTTCGACCACGTTGCATCTGTGCGATACCGACGGTGGGAATCTCGTCTTCCCGTATGTGGATGAAGAGATCGAAACGCAGGCAGGGGATTTGCTGATCTTCCCCGCCAACTACATCGGTGCCCATTGGGTGACGACAGTGCAGTCGGGGCACAGGATGTCGTATCTCACCTGGTATGGGCAGGGGTCTTCTCTCGGGTTGAACGCCGGCACGGACAAGCCTCATGTCATCCATAACGAGGAACGCCTGGACGGTAACCAGTTCGTCTGGTGCGAATCACCCGTTGAGGACTTCATGGAGCACTCTGGGTGGTCCCATGAACAGATGAAAGCGGCCTTCCCGTCGTTCGACTCGCGAGGAACGCCAGAGTTTTGGCAAGGCCCCACTGACGACAACCCGTACTAATGGAGCACTTGGGGAGTGGGGTGGTTCTCTTTGAGGACAGATTCACGCTTGACTGGGGGTGGATGCGTGCATTCTGCAAAGAAACGCTCGCTAGCGAACGCGACGACATGTACACGCCAGGTGTTGACCCTATTACTGGCGTAGACGGCTACATCAACAAGTCTGGTTACTTCTTCGGCAAGGACGAGGTCGATGTGATGCCGTGGCGGGGTTCTGCCGTCCACCAGGACACCAGGCAGGACGTTATCGACGCCCTAACCCTCATCGAGGAAGCCCGCGACGCCTGCTTCGCCGAATACTGCGACCTCTTCCCCCTGGTCCTCAAGTGTGTTTGGTGGAAGATCAAGTCTCACATCGTCGCCTACCCCCCTGGTTCCTTCCTGGGGATGCACTCAGACATCTCCACCGATTACAAGTACGGCCGGCCCGAGCCGATAGACCAGTTGGCGACCAGGAACATCGTTTCTGTCGTCGCCTACCTCAACGATGGTGTCGATACCGAGGATGAACTCGATGGCACGAACTTCACTGATGGCCACCACAACTTCGCCTATTTGGACATCTCCTACAAGCCAAAGAAGGGCGACATCCTGTTCTTTCCGTCGAACTACATGGCCGCCCACGAGGTCCAGCCTGTCGGCGCTGGGATGCGGTACACCTACTTAGGGTGGTATTGCCAGGGGACCCCGAATAGTGCTGTTAGGGAGAACGTCGTTGACCCTGCTATCAACCCTGAACTAGCGGAGTGGGCGACGAACGTCTACATCCAGGAGGGGCCTGGCAGTGGAGGTTGAGGAGTGCGGAGGGGGTGTTGTCGCCTTCCACAACGTCGTGGACATTGACAGGGAGTTCCTGGCGGACTGGATAGCGAAGCGCAGGGAGACAGAGCCGCCACAGTTCACCGACAACGGAGACGGCACCTACACAAACCTCGGTGGGTACACCATCGACGCCGAGCAGGCGCTGAGTCAACCCGGCCGGCTGGTCCAGATTTGGGATGACGACCCCGAGTTCGCCCGAACCCTCAGCGATGCACTTTTGGAGTGCCTGAAGGGCTATATGTACGTTTACCCGGCGGCCAGGCAGGCCGTGTGGGCACGGATGCCGGCCCACGTGGTCACCTACACGGAGGGGCAGAGCATCGGCGAGCACACCGACACCAGCGTCGAGGTCTCAGATGTCAAATACTGGGAAGGGGAGATACCTAAAGCGACGATCTCCAGCCTCAACGTCATCAGTGGGTCGCTGCTTCTAAACGACGACTTTGAGGGAGGCGAAATACGGTTCAGACACGCCGCCAAGCAGCCTTTGATGAAGGCTGGGAGCGCGGTCTTGTATCCGTCTAACTACATTGGGATGCACGAGGTGCGACCAATAACGAAGGGGGAGAGGTATTCCTATCTCCAGTTTGTTGGCACAGGCCCACTGACACCCAGCGAGATCGAAACCTACAAGCAGTGGGATCGTGAGGGTAAAAGCGTGTGGCTTCCCCCCGACATCCTCTATGAAAGAACTCCTAGGCGTCCTTACGGATGATGGTGTAGCCCAGGTCGATGGGAATGTGGAACACGCTTATCCCGGCCTGGTTCTGGAGGTACTTCTGGTGCCGCACGTAGTGGTGTAGTGAGTAGTACCGCTCCGTGTAAATCTTCCGGTAGCCAGAGGTGTTGGTAATCATCCAAGTCCCGCCTGGGGCAAGAGCGTCTAGGTAACCGTCGACGAACGCCATGGTCGGTGACAGCAGATTCCCGATGCTGCATTCGATGAAGTCGTATTCACCCGAGTGTGAGCCATCGAGAACGTCCTGGGTGTCGATCACTGAGTACGACAAGTCCTGGGCGTCGATTTCGGCGTCGCTCTTGATGAACCGCTCGAATACAGCAAAATCCAGGTTGTTGACGTAGGTGACAGTCTTCGCTGGATCGGCTAGATGGTCTAGGAGCGACTGGGAAGGGTCGCAGTACGCCGAAAGCATTGTTGCCCAGGGTGTGGTAGCCAGCATCATCCGGCGCATCAAACCGTGGCTCCACAGCCACGCCGCCCATTCTGGGTGGGGGTTGTCATATGAGTCCCACAGTTCCAGGTAGGGGTCAACGCCGATAGCGATTGCTCGCCTATCGAAGTTGAAGGTGTCTAGCAGGGCCTTTGTTTGGCTGGTGGAGTCCTGCCTCCTGGCATTGGAGTGAAAGTCGATGTCCTCATGCTCGACCTTGGACAGGTTGACGGCCGCCAGGTCCTTCTTGAACATGTCGGTAACGGCGAAGTGCGGAGCAGCCATTACAGGGCCTGGAATCCTTTAGCGGCATTTCGCCAGTACCAGGCGTGACGTAGATGCTCGTCGAGTAGCCGTGATTCGACAGTCATGAACTCGTCTGCGGCCGGTCGGTACCGCCGCTTATCGCCTGACCAGGATGCCCGCTCATCCATCGGGGTGTATGTGTGCATGGCCCGTGACGCTGCGATGATGTCGTCGATAGTGGTCGTATCGACGTTGGGGGTCATGCCGAGGATGTTCATGGTGGTAGCGATCTCTACCTCAGCGAACGCCAGGTCTTCTACTGGGTCGTAGATGTAGCCGGCGGCGCTTGATTCACGCTTAGACATCTTCGTAGTCCCGGTTGAATGGGGTGTCCGATTCGACAATGGCGACGCCGGTACCCCGAATCCCCTCTTGGAAGTTCATACAGAAGTTCGCTGCTCGGTCGCTGACGAACTCGTGGATCATGAGTTCAGGGTTCCAGATGACGAGGTCCTGGTCGCGGGTTGCGTCGTCCCAGGGGCGTGGTCCGATCCGGTTCTTAGGGTCCGATTCCTCGACCGTGGCACCATCGGCCATAGCGAGAGTGAAAGTCTTAGGGTCAGCCTGCTGCCCCCCGGTGCCGTGATGCCCGTCAGTGACGCCGTGAGGCATGACTACGCCTTCAATGCAGTTAGGACAACTACCTGCTTCTTGAGACAGTCGTGGGCGTTGTACTCGTCGTGGTCAGCGGCGACTGGGATCACCCAGGAGCCACTGACCTCTGCGAGGTCCACCCCGAGCATGAGAGATAGCGAGTATGTGGAATACTCCAGATACTCGATCGCCCGAGCCTTCGCTTCGGCGGTCTGCGCCGCGGAAAGAGCCATGAACTGACTCTACTATGCGGGCAGAGCGTCGTAAGCAGCAGTGGTTGTGTTGAGCCTGGCCTGCTGTGCCTCAATGTGGGTGAGGCCAGCCCGTTCCGAGTCGGCAGGCGCTGTGTACGGGTTCGCTAGATCGGCGGGGTCAATACCCTCGCTCCAGCAGAGGTCCCAGAGTTCTTCCTCCAGGCCTCCGATAGCCCGCAGCAGGATCGACCGCTTCGTGGCGTTAGTCATTGTGACGGTGAAGTCCATTGCTATGTCACTCCATTGGGTGAGGGTGGGTACCTGGCTCCAGCGTACCGAAGGGCCTGATGCGACGGTGTGAGGGGCCTCGTATAGGTCACGAATACCCTCTCTCACCCGTTACACGGCGTGGGGGAGACTGGTAAAGACGAACCAGGCCTAGACCCGCTAAGGAGATTCCCAATGCCTGTAGCAAGTAGTGTTATCACCTTCGATGTCAAGGACTGCAAGGTGTACGCCTTGGAGACCGACCCTGCGGCGGCCCCCTCCACGTATACGAGTCCTGGCATCGACGTACCCGGTATCCAGGAAGTATCTCTGGAGCCGAACTTCATCACCTCAGAGTTGAAGGGTGATGGCGGTGCCGTTCTTGCCAAGAAGGGCAAGATCGACCGTCTCAACTTCTCCTGTACGTACAGTGAACTTTCGCTGAAAGTGTTGGAGGTCCTCCTGGGCCAGACCAACACTGGTGCCGGTTCTTCCGGTACCTTCACACAGACCATGAAGGTCGACGACACTTCGCTGCCGTACTTCATGATCGCCGTCCTCATGGACGACCTCCAGCACTCGGCTGACGATGAGCCGGCCACGGTTGTTATGACACTCCAGAAGTGCCAGTTGACCGGCGGTACGCTGCTGGGTGGTTCGACGGACTCGTTCAGCAACCCGACGTTCACTGCTGAGGCGATTATGCCTTACGGCACCCCGACCCAGATGGGCGACATCGAGATCGCCGAGACTGCGGCAACTCTCTAAATAACACCTAGCGGGCAGCGAGGGACGGCGGCTGTGAGGTCGCCGTCCCTCCGCGCGTAGGTGTAGGCTCCCCGTATGGATTACACACCAGCGGTGCTCCGCAACAAGGGTGTCCCTGTTCGGATGGCTGCCCTTCGTAACGAAGACGGTGCGTGGGTGCAGATTTACGACTCTGCGGGGAACATCGAAACCGAAGAGTTCCATGTCCGTTTCACCCACAACACAATCGCCGACATTGAAGAAGTGTGGGACGGCCTCCCTGATTGGCAAGAGGCAATGGCCGCTAAGCCTGTGTCTACCCTGCGTCGCACATACGGGTTGATCTTGACGGAGCCGGTCGAAAAGGTCGGCATGAGGCTCCTTGAGGGCCAGTTGGGCTCCTACAACAACGCAATCGGGACGGCTTGGGCGTTGGCCAACGGCGTGGACCCTACCGTGGCGAGTCGGCTCCTGGCAGAGGCAGAAGTGGCGACAGACTCGCAGGTAAAGATGCTGAACGACGAACTGCTGGAGACTCTGGACGAGGTCGAGGAGGAGAAGAAGGCTACCCGTGGCAAGCAGCCCTCTCAGCCTGGTGCCAAGGGGCAAACCAAAGGTACGAAGACTTCTGGAACAAAAGCCCAGGGCAAGTAATCGCTGCGGTTACCATGGCCAAACCTGGGAAAGAGAAGGCTAAGTCTCTGGCTCAAGTCCAGGCGTTTGCCGCTGGTGCGGGTGGCTCTATCGTTGGCGAAAAGGTGGCGAAATCACGCCACGATTTCGCTAGTCAACGACCAGCAGACTCGGCTGGTTGAGCCTGCTCTCTCTATGCGGGAGAATGGTGTAAATGGCCGGTATCCCGCTTCCACCCCTCGTACAGCGAATCGTCTTAGACCCTTCGGGTCTTATGGCGGGTTCAACCGCGGCCGCTGGCGCGACGGGCAAGGTTGCCAAAGCCTCGACGAAGGCCGCCCAGGCCGTCACGCACATGAGCACGAGTCTGAACACTTTGTCGTTCCGTGCTCAGACGACAGGCCGGTTGCTCTTTAGGAACATCGGCCTGCCCCTGCTCGCTATCGGTGGCTTTGCCCTCAAGACGTTCGTGTCCTTCGAGAAGTCGATGGTCAAGATTGAAGCGTTGGTGGGTATCTCCTCTGGTGCTGTGGCCCAGTTCACCGAAAGGGTAAAAGAGGTCTCCGAGGTCACCGGCCGTGGACCCCAGGAACTCGCAGACGCCATGTTCTTCGTGTCATCGGCTGGTTTGCGTGGCGCCACCGCTATGGAGGTCATGGAGGCCTCCGCCAAGGGTGCCGCTATCGGCCTGGGTGAAACCTCCGTTGTGGCCGACGCCGCTACCTCCGCCGTCAACGCATACGGCTCAGAGAACCTGTCCGGCGCCGCTGCCGTCGACATTCTCACCGCTGCCGTTAGGGAAGGCAAGGTCGAAGCGACCAGATTGACGCCTGCTATCGGCAAGGCGATTCCAGTGGCCTCGGCCATGGGTATCGAGTTCCATGAGGTGGCCGCTGCTATTGCCGCCATGACCCGTACTGGTACTGACGCCAGGACCTCGGCTATCCAGTTGCGTCAGATCATGCAGTCCATCCTCGACCCGTCGCGTCAAACAACCAAAGCGTTGAAGGAGATGGGTGTCGCTGAGGGTGAACTTGCCGACATGGCCCGCAATAAAGGCCTTTTGGCGGTTTTGGTGAAACTGCGGGACCTCTCCAAAGACAACGCTGAGGCGTTCGCTGACGTGTTCCCCAACGTGCGTGCTCTCGCAGGCGCTATGGACATCACTGGTGAGAACCTCGACGAGAACACCCAGATTTTCGCTCAGTTGGCGAACTCTGTCGGCGACACCGACGACGCTTTCCAGAAGATTCAGAAGACCGGTGCCCACAAGTTGGCCGTCGCGATGGCCAAGTTGAAAGTCGGATTCACGAACTTTGGTGAGTCCCTGGCCCCACTGGTTGGGGTAATGGCTGGCCTGCTGGAATCCATGGGCAAGTTCTTCAACTTCCTGTCTAAGCACGGGGTCCTGATCGGGATTATCGCTGGTATCGGGATGCTGACAACAGTGTCAGGCCTTTTGCTGATAATGGTCGGTCGCCTTACCCAGGCGTATGTCTTCCTCCAGGCATCACTTGTGAAATACTCGGCCTCAGCGGCCATGGCCACCAGGGCAACCCAAGGTTTGATGCTCGTTTCTGGTGCCGGCGTCTTCATGGCCGTCGCCGCCGTTGTTGGTGTGTTGACTACTATGACCCTTGGCCTGGGGAGGAAATCGGAAACGTCTGCTAAGAAACTGGCGAACCTGAAAGAGGCGCTTGGTGACGTTAGAACGGCCGGCGAAGAGGTAATCAAGCCCATCGAGGGCATGACCGCTGCCCTTAGGGAACTCAACGACGTAACAGACGAGGGGAAACTCGCGTCCCGGTTCGAGGAAGCATTCGCGGAAGGCATCGAAGACGCTTTCGACGAGGGCACCGGCGCGGGTGGTCTCCAGGCGGAAGAGGCGATCGCCAGGTTCTTCTTTGGGCGTGGCGACACCCCCGCTGTTCGTAAGGCCTTGCTCGCCATCATGGACGACATCAACAGGACCATTGGCGGTGGCTCGGATGTGTTCCTACGGCTGTTCGGCCCTACGACCTCGGATAGGGGCGAGGCCATAACCAACTTCTTGCTGGGCGACGAAACAGGGCTGAGGCAAGGCATCAAACTGAGGGCACAGTTGGCGGCAGACGCGATCGACCACGAGTTTGTGAAGGTTATTGACAAGAGTTTCGACCAACTGAGTAACAACCTGGCTCATAAGGAGGGCGCTGGGGGGCTCGGGACAGCCCTTTGGGAACTGTTCGCGGAGGGGGAAATCGACGAGACGGCGTTCTTGGATTGGCTTACCACCCAAGAGGGTGACATCACCGACATTATGAACGGGTACACGTTTGATGACTCAACAACGCTTGAGGACTGGGTCGAACGGGCTGTCGGGAACACGCAGAATCTTCTTGACGGCTTGAAACCGTTCGCAATCGAGATCGACTCGTTTATGCGGCAGCACCAGTTCCGAGATTTCGGCACCATGTGGAACGACTTCCTGGAGTCGGTCACTGCGGGCGAGACAGACCCAGGGAAAATAGCCCGTGAAATCGAGGTGTACAGCGCAGCGTTTATGAACCTCCTCGACGACATTTCGCTGTTTGAGGATGAGATCACTGACGCCAAGAACATGGACGAGTTCATGCAGAACATCGTCAGCGCCATGGACATCGAAGAGGGCGAAGAGGGTCGGGATATGTTCTCGGGTCGGAAGATGATGGAAGCGTTCGCTACGGACTATGTGAACGCCCTCGTCTTGGTGGAGAACGAGATCGAGCAGTACGGCCTGACGGTGACGGAGGCTGAACGGCGCACCATGGTTATGGAGCGGGCCATGAACTCGATCGAAAACGAGATCGAAAGCATGGGCGGTGGTTTCTCCACTCTGGTGGAGAACGTCAAAGGCGTTTTCGAGGAGTTCGACGTTGCCTTCTCTAGCGCAGACGAAAACGCTAAGAGGCTCGCCAAGCGGTACGACAATCTCATTGGTCGCACTATGAGTGTGACCGAATCCCAGGACGACTTCAACTCCAGCCTGTTCGACATGATCGAGGCTCTCGAAGAGGGCGGGGGTTCGCTCGACGCCTACACCGCGGCGGGGCGAGACAACCGAAGCGCTATAAGGGAGCAGATCGACTCCGCTGTCGACTACGGGAAGGCGATCTTCGAGGCCGGCGGTTCCGCTGAGGAAGCCGAAGCCGCTGTTCTGTCTGCCTTGGGGACGATTCACTCGAATGCTCTCAAGGCCAAGGTCAACCCTGCTGAACTGGACAAGTTCTACAGAGACATGGGGGTAACCCCAGAGCGCATCGAGATGATGTTCCTGGACGACAACGAAGAAATCGGGGCTGCCCTCCAGGAGACGATGCGCCAGGTCGCACAGGGCGAAAGGGGCTTTATCGGCCCGTTGTTCTCCGGCTTGGGTCGAGAGGTCCCGGCTGGGATGATCCAAGGCATCAGGGTCGGCACCGTCGATGTCTTGGACGCTGTTGAGGCGATGATCCAGAGCATGGTCGACACGGCTATCTCCACCGCTGAAATCGGGTCACCCTCCAAACTGTTCAAGGTTGAGGTCGGTGAGCCGATCATCGACGGCATTTACGAAGGTATTTGGGAGGGTGTCCCGAGGATCACGAACGCTCTCCGCCTGCTCATTGACTCTTCGATCAGTACGGTTCGGAGCCGCATGGGGACGGTCACTGGTGCTCTTACGTCGATGCTGAACCTGGAACAGGCTGAGGCTGACCTGGATCGGATCAGAACCAAGCACGGTGGGGAGGGTGTAGACACCGACTTCGAGAGGTGGACCGAACAGAGGCTAAAGGCGGACGTGGACGAGGCTAAACGTGCTTTGCGTCTCGGCCAGGGGAACATGTACGACCTCAAACTTGCTCTCCAGGAGGCGGAGTTCGCCCTTGAAGACTTCGACTCAGCGGCCCAAAACGAGTCGACGTTGGAGAAGGCCGAAATCAAGGTCGCTGACGCTGGTTTGAGGGTTGTGGAGGCTCAAGTCCAGTTGCAGATGCAGGGCGAGGCGGCGGCCACTGCTTTCAACGACATCGCTACCGCTGCTGGGTTGACAGAGGAATCTATCGACAGATTGTTGGGTCAGACAGGCGACGGTAACTCCATTCTGGAGAAGTTCGCGGACCCAGCGACCCTGGAGATCATCCGGCAGGTCGCTGCTGGTATCGGTGTGATTGTCGATTCGGACGAGGCCGAAGACGCGGAGCAGAAGAGGCGAGAAGAGTACTATGACCAGTTGTACGGTCCTGAGATTCTGGCTGGTGGGCACTTGGGGACATCATCCCGGTACGACGCCCAGTTGAGGGTCAACTTCGACCCTACTGCCCAAGCCGACTATGTACGGACCGGCGGGATACCTGGTTTGCCTGGCTTGGGAGAGATGCCGTCTGGTGACTCCTACAGCGATGGGTCTGCTCAGAACATGGTTATCGCCAACGTGCACGTGTACCCGACAGGGACTATAGGCATTGAACATTGGGAAGCGCTCACAACCGAGTCCATCTCAGCGGCGGTCAGGGTGGGGGCGGACGCAGGGCTCATCGGCTCCTGGACGAGCCAGTACGGCGGTTCAACGACCGATGGTCCTAAATACGGCCAGAACACCGCTGACGGCAACGTAGGAAGGTAAACCATGGCAGCAGTGGAGAGTTATTCAGTCCAATCGGCGGCCCTGGGGTCTACCACGCTGTCGCTTGACCAGCAGGGGTTCTGGATCATGGAGGTTACGCAGTCAACGTCCCAGCAGAGGGGAGAGAACCTGATTCCGGCGATGGATCACGGTCTTCGGTGGCGTGAGAAGCGCATGGGTGGCCGACAGGAAACATGGAGCCTGTGTATTTCCGGCGAATACTCCTCGGCTGGGGCCCCGCTCACGGACGTTGGCGCCAGGGAAGCGCAGTTCAACGCCCACTGGGACACCGTGATGAACGCGCTCACGACGATCAAGAAGAAGGCCGGTTTTGACGCTCCGTTGAAGGTCATAAGGACGATGAAAAAGACGCCAGGTAGCCCGGCGAACGAATACAGGATGAACTACGGCGAGGTCAACGGGCCGATCTCCGCTGGGGACCACGGCACGTGGAATCACACGAACCTCCAGATACCGATTCTGTATGTTGATCCTCGTTGGTATGAGTGCACCTCGGCTGGGGTCAAAATCGCCGCAACGCCGATTACCGGTAACGCCACTCCTGGCGGGTCGGCTCTAATGACCGACATGACAATCACCCTTACCACCACCGGTGCCGGCAGGTACATCGAGAACGAGACAACGGGTAGCAGACTGGAGTTCTCGGGCACCAACAGCGGGAACATCGTGTTCAACACGAAGGACTACACGGTCACAGACAATGGGACTAACGCCATCGGGTCTCTGACCCGTTCAGGGTCGTCAACGACCGACTGGTTCCAGTTGCTCCCAGGTGTCTCTAACACCATCACTTCCAACTCGGCGTTCTCGATTGCGTATACCAGGGCGTATGTCTGATGCCAGATGTCACCCCGTGGGACATTTGGGTTGTCAGCGCCACCACCCTGGCGAAGGTCGCCTATGTCTCGAACTGGAATAGTTGCCAGTTCGGTGACCAGGTCAACGACCCTGGTCATGGTGCAGTCAACTTCGATTATGACGAAGCCTGGCTGACTTCCTTCTACAACGACAACAGCGAGTTCCCATGGGAGGGGAACTACGCCGTCCAGGTTTACCGCGATGGGTCTCTGGTCTTCACGTTCCTGGTTGAAGAGGCCGAAATCGAGTATGCGGGGCCGAGGCGACGCGCCATCATGGGCGGTCGCGGGTTGGCTGCTTGCCTGGAATGGGCGATTGTCATTCCCGAGAAGTACGACGAAGGCTATGTCGATAGCAACGGCAACCCCGATCCAGACGGTCTGGTCACTGTTATGGGGAGGGCGTTTGGCTCCACTCACACGGTCACCACGCAGTTGGAGACGCAGGCTGGGGACGACAAGCCCAGGCACGGCACAATGGGCCTCCCAGAGTCGTATCACGGGCCGAAATACCAGGGTTACGGTGGCGGAGCGTTCGTCCACCTCTTCAAGGAAGCGAACCTTGGGGTGCCGGCGACCGCTGCCAGGTGGCTAGATACCGACTCGACCCCAGGCGGCACCCGTGGGGTCAAAGCCTGGACGAATGTCAATGTGACAACGCTCCCTGGCGGGGGCGGTTACGGCGACCGCAACGGCGACCCGGTTGATTGGCCCCTGAGCCTGTCGTCAAACCTGACCGAGCAGTACGACTCAAACGGCCAGACCACAGATTACGAATGGAGTAACGAAACTGTCTACCCCGTTGATGACGTTCAGTGGCTGTTCTCCCTGCCGACAGGGCAGAACTACCTCCAAACGCTCACGGATTGTGCCGCTAAGACCGCCAACGCACAATGGAGGGTCGCCCCTAACGGCGAGATTTCGATAGCGAAGACCCTGGGGGCTGACCTGTCTACGGGCAGCAGCGCTGTGGTGCTCACCGTCCCGCAGGCGCGGCGTGCAGCGAACTCGCTTCGCCGCACCGACTTGCGGACCTCCATGTTCATCTCTAATGACTACATCTTCGAGAGGGCAGTCGACGCCACCGCCGAGACCACGTATGGCCGGCGGGAGGGGTACGTCAAGTACGACAACCTCCACGGCCAGTCAAACATCGACTCAGCGAACCAGGCCCTGAACGAGGTCAAGGATGTCCTCGACGAGTTCACATTCCAATACATCGAAACAGACACGACGCGGGCGTGGGCCGACTTTGACATTTCTGACACCGTCAAGATCGAGTACGAACCTGGCGTCTTTTCGTCCCGCCAGGTTGTCGGGCTCTCAGCGAACGTCACCCCAACATCGTTCGCTGTCGAGGTGACAATCGGCGAGGCCGTCGACAACATCATCGCTCGTCTCAGGAAGGTCGAGCAGACCGAGCAGTATTCCCCGCAGATCACCCAGGCGAACGCTTCGACCAGTGCGGTGCCTGCGCCTCCACTAAACATCGTCGCTACCCCCCAGTCGGAAGGCCGTGACCGGCGTGCGTTGGTAACTTTCGATCAGCCGAAGGGGTGGGAGAACGAAGCGGCTCAATACGAGATTGAGGTCAACCCTGTGGCCTCCGGCACGAGGCGGTATACCAGGTTCCGGTCGCCGGTGCGTGGCGAAACCTCCCAGGAGATCGTGATTCACGGCTTGCCGTCAGGGGCTACTGATGAGGAGTACGAGGTTAGGGGCCGCACGGTAACGCACACCGGTCACCGAAGCGAGTTCAACACCGGTGCCAACTTCGATTTGGCCGCCGACGAGCAGTTCGGGACTGACCTGGACGGCACCATTATTGACACCTCTCCTAGCGCCCCTGGGGATGTGTCAAACCTCGTAGTACGCGGGATGTTGAACGCTGTTCTTGTCTCGTTCACCGACCTGAATGACGGCACCAACCTGGCGATGCAGGCCAACCGTGGCCATTACGAAATCGAAATCTCGAACGCCACGTCGTTCCATTCGACACTCGGTAACGCGTGGGAAACCACGGTCGGTTCCGACACCTCCGGTGTGCCTGGGACGGCTTCCCAGACGTTCGTCGTTCCCAGCGGTAAGGGGTTCCTCTGCGCTGGCCTGTTGTCCGTAAGCGGAGGCAGGGACCACTGGATCAGGGTCCGAGCCGTTGACTGGAACAAAGAGGTTGGTAACTGGGTTTATGCCTCTGACGATGGGACTTCCAGCGGTGGTAACACGGCGGAACAGTGGCCGGTGGTTCTGGACACGACGGACCGGTCCCAGACCGGTGTGATAATCGGCACAGAGACCATCTGGGCCAGCCACATCAAGGCTGGGACCATCGACACCACGCGTATCGACACCGGCACGCTGACAGCGTCTAACGCTGACATAGGCCAGATTTTCACCTCTGCGATCAGGATGCCGCAGCCTGCCACCGCCAATCATGCCGGCCTGGTGAACGACGGCACAACCGGCAACGAGATGACGTTCAACATCAACCATGACGGTGACATGTGGTGGGGGAACTACGCCACCATTACCACCGCTAAGGCGGGTACGAACGCCGACACATCCAACGGCACTGACGCTTCAACCTCTTGGATCGACAAGACCGGCAACGCCCAGTTCGTCGGCACCATCTCCACTGGCGCTGGGGCCCCGAACAACATCCTGGCGACAGGGAACAGTGGCGAGCCTCGGATGGTCTTCGGGGACAACGCTGGTTCGTTGTTCTCTGGTGGTGATTCGGATGGCGGGTACGGCTACCTGCTTGGTTTCACTGGGGATGGGTCTGAGTATCTCCCCGGTCACGGCGTCTTCACGACGGAAACGACAGGGGTCCAGAAGTATGGCGCCGCCTACTTTGTTGCTCCCCGTTACCACGGCACTAGCCCAGACACGTTCAAGTATGCGGGGGTCAGGCTCCGCGACCCGAAAGCCGTGTACCACTCGGGTACGGCGCAGGGGGGCACTACCAGCACGATCATTTTGGCATCTGGGGCGTCGGACGCCGACAGCATTTACAACGACCACGAGGTGACGATCACCAGCGGTCAAGGGAGTGTTCAGACTCGGACGATCTCCGGCTATGTCGGCAACACCAGGACGGCGACTGTTTCCGCTGTTTGGAGCGTCATTGACGGCGACGACGCTCCGAATGGCACTTCGATCTATTCGGTGACAGCCAGTGACCTTGGTGAGGCGATCCTGGTTCACCCGGCGGACATGAACTATCTGGGCATCGTCAGGGGAACGAGGCCAGATGGTGGCACCGCCTACGCCGAGGTTACGGGTGCCGTTACTGCTCCTGGCGGATTCCGAATCACGAACCATACTGGCCTCTCTACGCCCGGTGGGCTCACGTTGGACTCCGGTACCCCGGCTACTGGTTCAACGGACACCGGTGTTAGCAGGGACAAGTTGTGGAACAGCGGTGGCAGCCTCATGTGGGGCGCTACCGACATCTCCACTGGCGGCAGCGGAGACCTCACCGCCATAACTGCCGGTTTGACGAGCGGGCTTTCTGTCACCAGCGGCACTGGTCCCATCCCAGACCTTTCCTTGAACTTGGGGAAACTCGCTGATGGACAGGCGGATGTAGTCGTCGCCGACTATGTGGGCTTCTATGACGTGGGAGCCGGCACAACGAAATACTGCACCGTCCAGGACATTCTCGATCTGGTCTCCACTGCTGGTGATCTCACTGAGATAACGGTTGGTGCTTCAAGCGGCCTTACCGTCACCAGCGGCACTGGCCCTATCCCAGACCTGTACGTGAACGCTCAGAAACTAACGAACGTCGCATCGCCGACCACGAGCGACACACTCATCGTCTACGACATAGATGCCTTGGGGCCCACCACCGGCGCTACGAGAAAAACCTCGGTCTCTAACATTCTCGCTCTAGCCCCCCAGGGCACCGTGGAATCTGTCACGGCCGTCGGTAACGGTGGCCTTTCTGTTAGCGGCACCGCCGTTGATCCGACTCTGTCGATAGACATAACCAACCTGGTGGATGGGTCAGGCCTGACTCTCGCCAGCACCGATGACTTCATTTGGCTAGACGGCGACGGGGTCGCCAAGAAGGGCAACCTCAGCCAGATCACCACCCTGGTGGGTGGGGGCGGTGGCGGTATGGACGCCTGGTATCTCAGCGCCCAGGGAGGCGCCACAGCGGCTGTCACTGATGACGAGATCATCGACTTCTACGGTGCTGGCGCCACGACAGTAACCAAGGGCGCTTATGGGACAGGTCAGCGCGTCACCATTACGTCGACTGACAACAACACCACATACAGCGGTGGGACCAACTGCCAACTCTCCGGCACGACCTTCCAGTCACCTCAGGCTTACCAGGCCGCTACTGGCTACTACACCGCTTGGTCACAGTGGCACTCGTTCGCTGGGGGGCTGGCTACACAGGGGTGGGCGCCCTACTCCTACTCCATTTCCCACATTTTCGGTGGTAACGGTTTCTTCAACGGGGCGGTCCTGTTCAACGGTGACATCAAGTCCTGGGCTAGCGGCGGTCCCAACTGCGGTACCAGCGGCAACAAGTGGAACACCGTTTATGCGACGAACGGGACAATCAACACCTCGGACGTGAACACAAAGACCGACATCCAGAACACCGACCTTGGGTTGGATTTCGTCAATGCCCTACGTCCCGTGTCATACAAGATGCTCGACCGTGACGGACAGGGGGGCGCTGGGGTCAGGGACCATTACGGGTTCATCTCTCAGGAAGTCGAGACCCTCCTGGGTGGCGCAGCAGCCACAACGGGACTATGGACGAACTCTCTCATTGAGGCGGCGGATGCCAAAGACGCGGTGTACGACGAAGACGAAAACCTGCTTATGGCAGCGGTACCCGCTATGGAAGAGCGCTACGAGCAGGGGCTCCGCTACCACGAGTTCATCGCGCCGATGGCTAAGGCCATCCAGGAACTCTCAACGAAACTGGATGCGGCAGAAGCCCGCATAGCGGTCCTGGAGGCATAGACTCCCTGTTATGGCTGACCCAGAAATCGACGTTCAGAACGTCATCAACCGACTCACCAACCAGATCGCTCAGATGACAGCGGAGATCGCTGTCAAGGATGCCCTGATCGAGGCTTACAAGGCCCAGGTCAGCATCGTCGCTGAACCGGTGCTGGAGGCTGTGAACGACGAAGAAGACTGATGTCTTCGGCCGCGTACCGGTATCGGCTCGGGTGTGCGGTCCCTCTCCTTGAGACAGCCCAGGACCTCGCTCTGGGTATTCGGCTGTTTGATAAAGAGGCCCATGTCCACATCAAGGAGTCCGCTGAGGACGACTTCTGGGACATCGTCGCCCTGTTCAACCTGGACGGTGGCAAAGCCGCGTTCGGGATGCTGTCTTTACTGTTCACGAACGCTGTCGAGCAGGTAGGCGGTCGGGAACTTTCCTAGGTGTTGTGTCCACTGCCAAGCGGCGGTATAGTTCCCCTACTCGATCCCTAAGTAGGAGGAGAAAGACATGGCACAGATTGCCGAAGACTACGTATCACCCTCTGTCCGCTGGGGGGTCCTCAAACAGGACTACCCCGAAGCGGTCGCTGAGTTCTCCGAGATGACGGGGGTCGAACTCGGTATCCCTGCCAAGTTCGGAGGCGACGACCACTACTGCGTCGCGCAGATTCTTCTCCGCCCAACGGACGAGTCCCCCATTGTCGGGTACAAGCCGTTCTCCGACGCCAAGTCCAACAAGAACGACCACCCGTCTGACGCGTGGAACATCTTGTGCACCAAGGCTCTGGGGCGCGCCCTCAAGAGGGCCGGTTACGCCGACACCGCTGGGGAGATGAAACTCATCGTTCAGTACAAGCAGCGCAACGCTGAACACGACGCCATCCGTGGTGGCAGTTCACCCGATGCCGACCACGAACACATTGTGGAGGGGCTCACCGAGAAGATCGGGTCTCCCGAGTTCGCCGTCACCATCGAGAACCACGAGGTCGTTGCCTCCGATGAGTGGGAGAGCGACGAGAGAATGAACGAAGCCCACACTGAACTCAAGGAGATGGTCAACAAACTGCCTCCCGGCTATGCGGACTCAGCCCGTGAAGCCCACCAAAAACTCAACGGCCGGCAGTGGCCGATCATGAAGGTCAGCCAGTGGAACTCCATTTTCAACACCGTCACGCACCTCCACGCTGAGGCTGTAGCGGAGATGGGCGAGTGAAGTCCCCGTTTGAGGTCCCGGTTGCCGGTGTGACATTCCGTCCCGGCTACCCCAAGAACCTTTGGGACATCGCCGGTGCCATGGTCGAAGTGTTTGGCAAGACGCCGAGGGTCATAGCGACTCTCGTCAGGGAGCCCCAGAACGAACACGACCCGAACGCCATCAAGGTGCTCGTCGCCGCCGAGCATGTTGGTTACATCCCGTCACGCGAGGCCGGTGGGTTGGCTCCCCTAATGGACGCTGGCGAACGGTGGTGTGGTCTGGTAGACCGGCTGGTCATTTCCCCCGAGAACCCAGAGCAGCCTGGGCTGAGAGTGAAGGTGGTCAAGGATGAATCTTGACGAACGGATAGCCGAGATTGACGCGATGGCAGGGGACCTCCGCAGGTCTCTCGACGCGGCGATTACCGAAGCCAAAGAGAGCGCTGAGGACCTTGTCTACGGCCCAGAGAACGACCTCCAGGGCACTGCGAACTCGATGGTGGACCTCTTGGAAGTCATCAAGGCTCACAAGGCGGTGATGCGCGACGTTGACAACGAGGCCAACCCGACGCTGGTGACCATCATGGATCACCTAGGGACCCGCAAGTTCGAGAAGGGCGGGCTTCTCGTCGAAAAGAAGCAGTCTTCCTATCGCTCGAACTGGCAGAACAACGTCCTCATCCGGTCAGTGGTGAACACGGCCATGGACGAGATCGCTGACCGTGAGTACGTCGATCAGGAGACTGGGGAACCGATCAGCGAGCGCGCGATTCTGGCTCCGTGGATCGAAGCCATCGTGGAACGCCTGTTGGAGTGCGCCGCATTCCGCGACTGGCGTGTCACAGCGCTACGTGCCCGCGTCCCCGGCTTGGACCCCGACAACTTCTGCGATGTGAAGCGGTCGAGTAAGGCCACCATCTCCAGGGCTAAGAACTGATGGCGATTGAGGTCATGGTCTGGGTCCTAGAGCAGGACGAGGGCATTACAACAAACGAAAAGTTCGTTCTCCTGGGGATCGCTAACCACAGCCGACCCGACGGCTCGAACGCGTTTCCTTCGCTGGACACCCTCGCCCGGTACACGCTGCTGTCTCGCTCGACGGTGCAAAGGTGCATCAAGGAGTTGTTGAAGAAGGGTTTCCTGACCTATGAACCAGGCGGGGGCAGGAAGTCAAACACGTACATAGTTACGATGAACTACCCGAAAGTGGCCCGTTTAGAGGTTATTGAGGGGGGTCAGAGTGACACCCCTGGGGGGTCAGGCTCTGACCTGGCAGCAGAGTCAAGCCCTGACCCGGCAGCAGAGTCAGGCTCTGACCAAGGAACCGTAATAGAACCGTTATCTACCGTAATAGAACCTCGCGCCAGGAAACGCGACGAGGTGTGGGACGCAGTTTTGGACGCGTGTGGGGTGAACGCGTCGAAGATCAACTCCAATGAGCGTGGCCGTTACAACAAGGCCGTGAAACTGCTCAAGGAGTCTGGTGCCACCGGCGCTGAGATTTACTCCAGGGTTGAGGTTTACCGCCGCAAGTTCAAGGGCGCTGCGGTTACTCCGGTGGCCATCGCTAACCACTGGTCTGAGTTGGACCCGGCGACCGTCAAGGTTGAAGATGTAGTGGCGACACCTAAGGGGTGGGACGCCATCAAAGAAGTGCGAGAAGGACGGAACAAGGAGAGCGGCAGCCCATGGGAATAAGCAGACAGGGCGATGACACATTCACACTAGGTGAACTTCGTAAGATTCGCGGCCAGGACTTGAAGCCGGTGCCTCCGACTAAGAAAAAGAAGGCGAAGGCGAAGAAGCAGTGACTGAGGACCACGCCGACTACGTCCTAGCCAAGTTGAGCGTCGTGTTCCCGAACAAGACGCTTACGGTGGAAGAGGTCAAGTTCTGGATTGAGAAACTGGTCCCTTACGACTTCGACCATGGGATAGAGGCCGTCGGGATGATTGCCGATTCCTCAAGGTTCTGGCCGTCGTGGTCCGAGTTCCTTGAGTGCTTGAAAGCCATCGGTCGCCGCCAGCCCGTGCTGGCTTTGCCTGCACCATCTACTGACCCCGTCACAAAGGAAGAGGCTAGGGCTTACATGGCTGAGATCAGGGAGACGATGCGCCGTGGATGAGGAATGCCCCTACTGCGAGGGGACCGGCCTGGCACCTGGCGACGGTAGAACCAAATGCGGCTTCTGCGACAAGGGCAAGGCGTTGCAATCGAACACCGAGCGTGTGGCAACCCTCCTTGCGGCCGGCAGGCGGTTGAGGCCATCTCGGGGCGCACACAAGAGAGGGGTATAAGGTGTCTATGTGGCCAACTACTGGACTCTGGTTATCCCAGGGCCGCTGTTTACCCTCAACAGCGAAAGGGGCATGCACTATCACAAGAGGGCGAAACTCACTAAGACATGGCGAGAGACGGCCTACGCTGCTGCCCTGGAAGCCAAGGTCCCGAAGATGAAGAGCATCGGCATCATGTGCATTCCTCACAGGAAGAACCGGCGGAACATGGCCGATACAGGTGGACACTTCCCGGTGGCGAAGGCGTGCATCGACGGCCTGGTCGATGCTGGGGTGATCCCTGACGACGGCCCCGAGTTTGTCAAGTCGCTAGAGTTCAAGGCCCCAGTAGTCGATGGTGGGGAAGACAGACTGATGCTTTACATTACGGAGCATTCCAGATGAGCGTTGAGCACCTGCTCCAGGTCGCCCTGGAGTCGGACGACCCGCTGGAGCGGGCCCGCATCCTCAACAATGAGGTTCTGCCGGCTGTCGCTGAACTCCGCCAGTCGATCATCAAAGAGCGCGCCCTGTCGGTCAAAGAGGCATGCGATTTCGGCAACGGTGGTGATGGGTTTACCTACTCTGAGGTAGCGAACGCCATGACCGTTTCCAAGCCCCTGGTGCAACAGATGGTTGCTTTGGCCAGGGAGATACACACCCTCAGGATGGTGTCGTCCACCAATGGGAGTCTCCGGTAAGTGTGGGAGTGGGTTGGCTACTTCGGGCTGTTCATCTCAGCGGTGCTGGCGATGGCCCTCTATTTGGCGATGGTCAATGACCGCAGGGACTGACCCCCTGGTTCGGGTAGACGACTCCGGTAAGGAGTGGAAGGTCACCAGGCTGCCTACAGAGATGCCCGAAGGACGCGACGAAAAAGGCCACCCGGTGAAGCCACAGCATGGTTCTTCGTACAAAGCCCGTATCAAAAAGCGCCTGGGGAGGAACCCCAAGAAGCGCGACAGGAGAAGGTTGTAGGTCTAGTCACCTAACGGTAGAGTGTGGGCATGACAGACACCAAGACAGACACCAAGACATACATACTCGAACTCACCAAAACCGAACTGGACACGATGGAGACGGCGCTCCTGATAGCGCAAGAATCTCGGGGTGACTTCACCATGGGCGCCTACCACCGACTTGATGGTCTCATCGAAAAAGTCCAGAAGGCCCGCTAGCGATGACTGACACCATGACTCAAGACGAAACCAAAGAAGCCATCTGGATAGCCGTCGTCGCCCTTTCGGCGAACTGCGACGGGGCTCACGCCGAAGACGGCGTGGGGTTCAACGGAACGGATGCCCCGTTCGGTAACCGCGCCGCCGACATGATGCCCTCCCAATGGTCCGACGCACTCACCTACGAGGCGTACACCATGCTCGCCAAGTACCGCAAACAGTTGGAGGGCTACGGCTACGTCTATGACGAACTCCCTGTTCCGAAGAAGGTTCTAGGCGACGGCCGCGATGACGCTCGCCAGGCCGAGTACAAGCGCAAGGCAGCCGACTCCCGTGTCATCGACAAGATCGTCGATGGCCACTTCGTCGTCACAGCCACCTACGACGCCGCGCTGGTTGCCCAGTTGCGAAAGATCACCGGCGCCCACTGGGTGCCCGACGAGCAGAAGTGGCACGCCCCCGTCGAACAGGGGGCCAGGGTCCGCACGTTCGTTGAGACCAACGGCTTCCGCACCACCCCTGAGGTCCAGGAACAACTCGACAAGTTCACCCCCGCCTCCAGCGAGGAACTGACCAAGGTCAAGCGGGAACTGTATTTCGAGGACGGGAAGTTCACCATGGACTTCGACTACGACCAGCACCTTGTCGCAGCCGTCAAAGACCTTGCTGGCCGACGGTGGGATACGAAGCGCAAGGTGTGGACCCTGCCGGCCACGATGGCCCAGTCGGTGGTTGCCCTCGCCGTGAACTTTGACTTCAACTTCGACCCGACGATCCAGGCGCAGGCCATCGAGATGAACTCCAAGGCTGAGCGTCGCGCTGTCGCTTCTGAGGCCGACGCGTCGACTCTGCACATCCCAGGGATCGGCGATAGGCACCCCTTGACTGGTGCGAAGTTGACCATGCACCCCTATCAGGTCGCAGGCGTCGCTTACGCCGTCGATACAAAGCGGTGCTTCATCGCTGACGAAATGGGCCTAGGGAAGTCATGTCAGTCGCTGGCCTCGGTCCAATACGAGCAGGCGTACCCCCTGCTGGTCGTGTGCCCTGCCACGTTGAAGAACAACTGGGAGCGCGAGGTCCGCATGTGGCTCCCAGGCAAGACCGTCCACATCGTCGACAACAAGGTCGGTGTGAAGAACTCGGACGTGGTGATTATCAACTACGACATCCTTGACAAGCAGAAGGACGCTCTCAACGCTGTCGGCTTCCAGTCGCTGGTGTTCGACGAGAGCCACTATGCCAAGAATGCCGCGGCGAAGCGCACGAAGGCGCTCAAGGAGATCGCTGAGGGCATCCCGTCGATGGTGCTGGCCCTCACCGGTACGCCCGTCCTGAATCGCCCTGTTGAGTTGGTCTCTCAGTTGGAGATTCTGGGGCGGATCGACGAGTTCGGTGGCCCGTGGAACTTCAAGAAGCGCTACTGCGACGCCCGCAGGAACGGCTATGGCTGGGACTTCGCTGGCGCTTCCAACACTGAGGAACTCAACGCTCTCCTGCGCCGCACCTGCTATGTGCGTCGCCAGAAGGAGGACGTGTTGAAGGAACTTCCGCCCAAGGCCAAGTACACCATTGAGGCTGACCTCTCGACTGCGAAGGCCAAGGAGTACAGGGCTATCGAGTCTGACACGATCGTGTGGCTCGCAGAAGAGGGCCGCAACTCCGAGTACGCCGACGCTCTGGCGAAGATCATGATTCTCAAGCGTCTCGCCGGCGAGGGCAAGGTCGATGCGGCGTGTGAGTGGATCGACACGTTCCTCGACAGCACCGACCGCAAACTGGTCGTGTTCGCCCATCACAAGGCGGTGGTGAACGCTCTGGCCGACAAGTACGGCGGGCTGAGGGTCGCCGGCGACGATTCGATGAAGGCCCGTCAGGAAGCGATCGACAAGTTCCAGGGCGACGACGACGCCCGTGTGATCGTCCTGAATATGAAGGCCGGCGGTGTGGGCATTACGCTTACGGCCGCATCCGACGTGCTGTTCGTTGAGCAGGGCTGGACCCCTGCCGAACATGACCAGGCCACTGATCGCTGTCACCGCATCGGGCAGGACGCCTCGGTGGTGTCATCGTGGTATCTGCTGGCTGACGGCACGATCGACGACGACATCTTCGAGTTGATCGAGGCTAAGAGGTTGGTGGTGGACGCCGTGACCGACGGCGAGGACGATCTCGCCGTGTCAGTGATGAACGGCCTCATCGACAAGTTGGTGAAGCGGGCCAATGACTGACATCCCGAAGTGGCAACTAGCCATCACCGAACGGCAGCACCAGGTCAACGAAGAGGCCACTGCCTTGAGCCTCATGCTGGAGCACACCGACGATCACTGGGCAGCGACCATGGCCCTGGCCGAAGCGCAGTTCGGCAGCGAAGGCAACGATCCCGCCTTGACCGCGTCTATGGCCCATCACGTGGCTGTGTCGATGCTGGCTTCGCTGTCGATGCAACTCAACAAGCGCCTCCAGGTCTTCTACGGCTGGGAGATGATGGACGAGTCGTCTGTCATCACCGTCGGCGACGAGGGCTTTGTGGCGCTCCATGGGGTGCTCCTGGACGACTCCAGGGACGCCGGCCTGGTCCTAATCACCGAGAAGCACCTGGACGAGCCTGAGACTTATCCGCCGACGGTCCTCAGGTACTGCTCGATCTACAAGGCCAGGATCAACATGGAGCCTTGCGACTGGGAGGGGATGACCTCGTGTCGGCCATAAATCCCCCAGTTTTGGGTGAGTTTGTAATGTCAACTGCCGGTAGGCTGTAGTCATGGCTAGACCCATCGAACCTCACAACATTGGACCTTGTAAGGCAGCAGACGACCCTGGTGGATGCTCAGACGGCAAACTCCGCGCTGGGTATTGTCAGAGGCACTACACACGGCAATGGAGAACAGGCTCTCCCTACCAAGCCCCAAAAGAGCCACCCGAGTCTGTGATGCTGGCAGCAGGGGTAACGCCACTGGTTCCGTACCCCGGTAACGGCGAACCCTGGTTGTGTCGCTGTGATACTTGCAACCGTGAGGTCAGGCCGCGCCGGTCAAATGTCTACACACGGGGGGTCGCCTGCGCCTTGTGCACCGGCAAGACCGTTGACCCTAACGAATGCCTAGAAGTCATACGAGCAGCAGGGTTCACACCCCTAGAGCCATTCACCAACTCAGAGACACGCTGGGAATGTAGGTGTGATCGTTGCGGTCACCAAGTTGGGCTTCTAGTCCGAAACATCAGGAACGGTGGGGGGTGTGCCTACTGTGTTGGATGCCGAGTTGATCCAAATGAAGCGACGGAACACATGGAGGCAGCAGGGTTGACACCACTGGTTCCATACACGAACGCTCACACGCTTTGGTTGTGTCATTGCAACACTTGCGGCAGAGAAGTCGATCCGACCTACGCCGCAGTACGTCACCAGGGCGTGGGTTGTAGGTACTGCGCTGGATGCTGCGTTGTCCCAGAAGAAGCATTTGCGCTTATGGAGGCAGCAGGGTTCACCCCGCTAGAGCCGTACACCAGCACCAGCACCCCGTGGCCGTGTCGCTGCGAGGGCTGTGGCAAAACGTCTACACCGGCGTATGCCCACATCCGCACGGGTGGTGGGTGTAGGTACTGCGCTAACTACGGGATTGACTGGGACCAACCGACCATCCTGTATCTGATACGCAACAAAGCCCAACGAGCGTTCAAGATCGGGATTACCAACGTCCACAATACCGACCCATGCTATTCACGGCTTCGCCAACACGAGAAGTACGGGTGGGTGACAGTCAAGCAATGGGTCTTCGACCGTGGTGACACCGCCCTGGAGACAGAGCAGGCCCTGTTGCGCTACTGGCGTAAGGACCTGGGGGCTCCAGAGGCGCTCTCCCGAGAGGACATGCCACAGGGAGGGTGGACTGAGACAGCGTCCACCCGCAAGGTCGGGCTCCAGCGAACAATCGACTACATCGAGGGACTAAGGGAGAAGGTCTGATGGCGTCCGTTATCCGAGGTTTCCGCAACTGGGAGCGTTACAGCAAGATCAGCAACGCTTATCCATGGGGCGACTGGTTCGACGGCCAGCAATGGCGTCTAACCGAGGTCGATCTCCGAAACATGCCGTTTGACGACCTGGCGCGGTACGCCCACAAGAAAGCCGCGCAGTTTGGCATCAAAGTGAAGTGCAAACGCATCGAATACTCGATGGAGGCCAAAAAGTACGTCGCGATGGTCATGGAGGCCACTTGCCCGATGTGCAAAGCCATCCACAGCGATTTAGAGGCGAAAGGCAAGGGGAAACACGACTGCTTCCTCAATGGCTTCTCGCCGAAGTTCGATTCTGCCGCTTTTAGGCGGTCTAGGAGCGAATACCTGGGTCAGCGTCCCGCTGGCTTCGGTTACATAACAGTGGACGATGTCCACGGGAAGGAAGGCGAAAATGCCTAAGAAACGAGCGACTGCTCAAGCCGACATCATAGAAAGGGTCCAGGAGAGCCACCGCGACGTAGTCCAGGCTCGAAACGACTACCACGCGGCTCAGGACAACTACCTGCTGGTCTTGCGTGAAGCGAGGGAGGACGGGGAAACCCTAGAGAACCTCGCGGACGCCGTTGGGTGCTCCAAGCAGTGGGTCCACAAGTGGACAACCTTCGGGCGGGACCACAACAAGGTATACAGTGGGCAGGCTGTCGCCTAAGGGGTCTTGTGTCGAAAATCGCTGTTGATCTGGAAGGGAATGCTGTCCCGATTGGCTCTATTCAGTCGCATCCGGCCAATCCTCGAAAAGGGGACATCCAGGGCATCGCTGAGAGCCTGAGAGTCAACGGGCAGTATTCCCCGGTCATCGTTGATGGTGAAGGCAACATTCTGGCAGGCAATCACACCTGGAGGGCCGCGAAGTTCCTCGGTTGGGACGAAATCGCGGTTCTCCAGGTGGATGTCGACGCCCAACAGGCCAAACGCATCCTTTTGTCCGATAATCGGACTTCCGATTTGGCGACTTATGACCGTCAGAGCCTCATTGAGTTGATTGAGGCCATGAAACCCGATTTGGAGGGTTCCGGTTGGGATGAGAGGTCGTTGGAACGTCTTTACCAACTCGAAGAAGACCCCGAAGACCTCTTTTCGGGCGAAAAAGGCAAAACGAGCAAGTTGGGCGAGACAACGCGCAAAATCCATGTTGGGAAGAACCTCCTGATCGTCGATTCGGACCATTTCAAGGAGTGGTTCGAGGGTTTAGGCGAAAAAAGCGTCGCGGTGCTTACCATTCGGGAGCGTTTGGGTCTTACAGACGATCCAGAGCCAAAACCGGTCAAAACCGGCAAACGCTGGAGCAACATTTCGGGTCCGACACCCGTCCACGAGGCCCTAAACGGCTGTGTCCAGGTTCCGACGGATTCTTTGACCCCTCACCCCGAAAATGCCCGCCAGGGCGACGTAGGGGCCATTTCTGAGTCTCTAAGAGTGTCTGGGATGTACCGACCTCTCATTGTCCAGGAGTCTTCCAACTTGATTCTCAAGGGAAACAACACTTGGCAGGCTGTTAGGTCCCTGGGGTGGGAAACAGTGCCCGTCGTCTTCCTCGATGTCGATGACGAACAGGCAAAGAGGGTCATGCTGGCCGACAACCGCCTAGCGGACAAGGCCGGCTACTACAACACCGCTCTGGCGGAGGTCCTGATGGACCTTGACAGTCTCGACGGGACAGGATTCGCGCCTGGGGACATCGACGACATCTTGAAAGACCTCCCGCAGGAGCGCGACCCGGCAGCAACCATCCACGCGCCGGCGAATGTGCGTAGGGTGGCGTCTGTCAAGATCGGAGCGATCGGTATTTCAGTTTGTGGCAAGCAATACGCCGATTGGGAACAGGACCTGATCGCTGAGGGTTACATGGGGAAAGAAGAACGCGGCCTTCGCATTGGGGAACTACTCCAACTCGACCCTTCCTTGTTCGAGGTTTGGGCGTCGGTCGCTGACCCAACCACAGGCAATAAGGAGTTCGTGAAATGAGAGGTTTGATTCAGTCGATCGTCCGAGTGTTCGACAACCTGTTGATGTACTTCTGCGCCATCATGCTCGGGGGTCTGCTCGCCCTGCTGGTGTACTTGATCCTGTTCGCCAGCCCTGCTGGGGCGCTCATCAACACGCCTGGGCAGGACGACGGCGGTTACATCCACATGACCCCCCAGGAGGTCGCCGTCAGGGTCAAGGACCTGTTCGCCGATCCGAACCGGCGGGGCTCTGAGACGCCAACCTTCTCCGATGACGGGACGATCGTCTTGTCGGGGACGCCGTACTGGCTTCTGATCGAGGCGGGCTTCTCCGAGTATTTCGTGTCCAGGTTTGACACGGTGCTCCGTTACGACGACCCGTTTTGGGCAGTGCAGGTCGCTGAGCACCCGACGTTCTCGGAGTGGCAGTATTCGTATTCGCTAACGCGATGAGCGCTAGGCCAACGAAGTTTGTTCATGTCGAACTGGTCGACATCAACTCGTTGGCTAAGGCCCCGTACAACCCGAGGCGCACCGATCCGCACCGGTACGAACTTGTAAAGACATCACTCAAGAAACTTGGGTGGCTGCTGCCCATGTACGTGACCCCAGAAGGGGTCGTCCTCTCCGGTCATCAACGCCTTGATGCAGCCCGCGAACTCGGCGCCAACAAGGTTCCAGTCGTGGTGCTCCACGGCCTGGACCACGAACGTCGGCGTGGCGTGAACATCGTGTTCAACAGGGCCACGAACGACATGCACAAACACGATTCTGGGGAGAGCCTCGCCGAACGCCTCCCCAGGACAGTCATCGAGGAAGCCATCTCAGGTTTACCTGACATCAAGGTTGATTCTGATGCCTGGTACCCGTGCCTGAACATTGAGGTCGCCGACACCAGGGAAGTGATGGCTAAGAACATCACTCACTTCATTCCGCATGCCATCCGCCAGGCCGAGAGTCTCTTTCACTGGGCTAAGACCTCGATCCCGCTAGTGGCCACCAGGAAGAGGAGGGTCGTCAACGGCCTGGGTCGTCTTCAACATGCTGCCGAGACTGGCATACCTGACGTGCAGATCATCACCGTTAGGGACAAGGCAGCCGACCTCGCCAGGATCATGCTGAACCACCTGTCGATGGACTTCGACCTGGAGGACAAGTACGCCGACGTTCTTCGCTACAACTCGTTCCGGCGGGCCTCGAACCGTCAGGCGCACCTCATGCCGGCCATGGTGTGCGACATGATGACCGCCATGTCTAAGACGGGGACGACACAGCGGGCTTCGTCAGTTTTCGATGTCAATAACGAGAAGCACGTCAAGGCGTGGAAACGCTGGTACGGAGAAACCGTCCTGGACTTCGGTGCGGGCCTCCTCGACAAGTCCCTGCTGTTGCAAGACAACATGGGTGTGGACTGCGTGGCGTTCGAGCCGTATTACACAGGCGGCAAGGACTCAGGGTTCGACATTGACGCCGCCAGGTACATCACCGACTGCTTCCTCGCCAGGGTCGCGGATGGGACAGAGTTTGATTCGATCTTCCTGGCGTCGGTGCTCAATAGCGTGCCTTTCAAGTCAGACAGGGACCACATCGTCACCCTGGTGGCCGCTCTATCCACACCAGGAACAACCGTTTACGCGGGTGCCATCTCCAGGTCAGCGGACCGTTACTTCGCGGCCATGGGGATGAAGGACAACGTGTCGAACCATGAGACCCAGTTCGATTCGTCGTTCGCTGCCGGTTACGAAGAGGGCGTGGTCGTGTCTGACCTGGTCAAGCACCCAAAGGTACAGAAATACTTCACCGTGGACGAGTGGCGGGACCAGTGGCTCCAGGGATTCTCGGATGTGCACGCGTATGCGTACAAGCCGAACAAACTTGTACATGCCCAATGTCGAGATGCCAAACCTGTCGACCCGAGGGCCCTAGCGCAGGCGATCCGGTTCGAGTTCGATCTCCCCTACCCAGAAGGGGCCCTGAACCGTGTTGAGGAGGCCTTTGACGCCTTCTCCCGGCGGTTGAAGATGGCGTTGTAACCTGGGCTTATGTCTGATGCAGTGTTCGGCCCGTCAGGTCGTATCATCCTCCAGGACCTGAACGTGGCCCTGTCCAGCAACTTCGCCGAGTTGTCGAAGAACCGTCCCATGTCAAAGTTCGTCCAGGAGGTCGAGGAATACCGCTCTTGGATGGTGGAACTCCTCAAACATGAGTACGTGATCCTTGTGACAGCACGCTCGGTCGCCTATGAGGACATGACCCTGGAGCGCATCAAGAGCCAAACAGGGTGGATGCCTAACGACTGGTGCTTCAATCCCTGGATAGAAGACGAAAAAGCCGCCATGCGCCCTCATCGGGCCAAAGCCAGGTACCTGAAAGAGATCATCATGCCCAGGTATGGGAATGACCCGAGCCTGTACTTCGCTATCGAGTCCAACAAGTTCTCACGGTCGATGTACAAGGCGAACGACATTGAATGTCGCGACGCCAACAGGGATGATTCTCAGCCCTGGAAGTCTTTGCTCCCGTAAGGCAAGTAGTGTCTGGCGTCATGGAAGACACAATCATTCCCGAGGGGGCATGGGAGTTCGACGAGGGCGTCGCCGCTGTTTTCGAGGACATGCTCCAACGCTCCATTCCTGATTACGAGATCATGCGCCAGGCAGTAAACGGGTTGGCGTTCAAGTCCCTGGATCAGCAGAGGACCACCCGCGTGCTCGATGCCGGTTGTTCAGACGGCTTGGCTTTGGCTTCCCTGGATGAGTATTGCCAGGAACGTGGCCACAGGATTGGCCAACTCGCTGGCCTGGACGTGTCGGGGCCCATGCTCGCTGGAGCACTCGACAGGTCAGATTGGCGCTGGAACCTCCAAATGGGAGACCTCCAGGAGCACCTCCCGTATGACACGGACCAGTTTGATGTGGTGCTCTGCGTTCTTACTCTCCAGTTCACCCCCAGGGCGCATCGTCAACGCATCGTCGACGAACTAACCCGGTGCTTGCGTTGGGGCGGACGCCTCATCCTTGTGGAGAAGATCATGGGGGCGACCTCTGAACTCGATGACGACATGGTCTCGGTGTATTACGACCACAAACGCAGCATGGGGTATACGGAAGAGCAGATAGAGAGAAAGAGACTCAGTCTCGATGGGGTGCTCGAACCCCTGACAGCGATGGAGAATGAACGCTTACTCCTGGACGCCGGTTACTACCAAACGGACTGCTTCTGGCGCTGGATGAACTTCGCCGGTTGGGTTGGGGTGAAGACCTGGGAAGGCTCTCTTCGACAGCGGTTCGAGGACCGACCAGCGTGACTCTCGCTATCCCGAGGGAGAAACGGGAGACCCTGCTCAAGTTGATCTCTGCCGGCAACTACCAGAGAACAGCCTGTCGCGCCGCCGGCGTCTCCGAGTGGGCGTTTTACGACTGGAAGAAGAGGGGCGAAGCGGCCATTGACGATAGGAGCCAGGGGATAGCCCTTACCGAAGACCAGGAGGAGTGCATTTGGTTTGTTGAAGCGCTCGATGAAGCACGTGCCAAAGCGGAAGCCGCCCTTGTCGCCAGGTGGTACACCGAGGCCGCTGACGGCGACTGGCGGGCGGCAGAACGCTTCCTGGCTAAGGCATTCCCAGAGCGGTGGTCTGATCCAGCGACCCGTCTGGAGATCACAGGCAAGAACGGCGGGCCGGTTGCCCAGTTGTCAGCCCACATGCACGTCCTGCAAGAGGCCGACGGCGACAGACAGCGTAAAGTGTTGGAAGCGCTGGTTGAATCCGGCGACTTGCCAGAGAACGTCCTGGAGGCATGGGATGGCGACAGCGGAGATCAGGGACCAGTTATCGACACTGATGTCGTGGAGGACCCCGTGCAATCTGGCGATTCCTCACCTCCCGCACCCGAAACAACAAGCGTTCCTGACCTGGAACACGACTAAGGAAGCGCTCTTCGGCGGCGCTGCCGGCGGCGGTAAATCAGACACCCTGCTCATGGCGGCGCTCCAGTACGCGTGTGTGCCCGGCTACTCGGCCCTTCTCCTACGCCAGACGTTCCCTCAGTTGTCGGGCCCTGACGGTTTCATCGACCGCACCACTGAGTGGCTGAACGAAACCGGCGCTCATTACAACGTCACGAACAAGCGGTGGACGTTCCCTAGCGGTGCCACGTTGACACTTGGTCACTGTGAACGGGACGAGGACCGGTACAACTTCCAGTCGTTTGCCTATCAGTTCGTCGGCGCCGACGAGTTGACACAGTGGCCCACCGACAGGGTTTATCTGTACGTCGGGTTCTCTAGGGTTCGTAAACCAGCCCCCGATCCGTCGCTGAAGGCGTGCCCCCACTGTGGGCTGACTCTCGCTGACGTGCCGCTACGGATCAGGGCAGCAACCAACCCTGGTGGGCGAGGCAACGACTGGGTCTATGAGAGGTTCGTCCTGAACCCGTCGGACGACCGTAAGTTCATGCCGGCCAGGATCGCCGACAACCCGTCCCTGGATCGTTTCGCTTACGAGGAGTCGCTCCAGGAGTTGGACGCTGTAGAACGGGCACGCCTCTTGGACGGGAACTGGGAGGTCACCGAGAAGGGCGGCATGTTCGAGGCGGATTGGTTCGACCTTGTTGACACCCCGCCAGAGAACTCAAAGAAGGTCAGGTTCTGGGACCTTGCTGCCACAGCCGAAGCGAAGGGCAAGGACCCTGACTGGACCGTCGGGGCACTGGTGGCAGTCAGCGACGGCCGCTACTACATCCTCGACATCCAGCGGATGAGGGGGACGCCCGGCGAGGTCGAGCGACTGATCCGCATGACAGCAGAGATGGACCCTCCAGGCACCCAGGTGATGATGGAGCAGGAACCAGGAGCCTCGGGGGTCAACACGATCGACCATTACGCACGTGGGGTGCTAGTCGGCTATCCATTCAAGGGCGTCCGGTCCACAGGGTCGAAGGAGGAGCGGGCGCGCGTGTTCTCGTCTGCGGCCGAGATGGGTAACGTGAAACTTGTGAGGGGTCGTTGGAACAAGGCGCTCGTTGATGAGTGTGTCCAGTTCCCGAAGGCCAGCCACGACGACCAGGTGGACGCTGTTTCTGGTGCTATCAACTCGATCTCGAAACGTAAGGCGAAGGTTCGGCTGATCCTGTGAATCCTTATGAGGTGCAGTATCGGATGGTGAAAGCCGTCAAGATCGCCGATAAGGCTGAGCAACTCGGGTTCACGGTCGAAGAGTTTGAGTTGGAGAGGAACCTGGACTCCTGGGCGGCGATCGCTGGGGTCAACAAGCCTTCCAGGGAGACATGGGACATGGCTCTTTCTCTGCTGAGGTCCAGGCTTGAATATGATGGGCCCGGTGGGGTGGATAGTCCGAGGTTTATCCAGCATTTGGGCTCGATGGCCGTTCAGATCGCGGACACCCTCGCAAAACACGATGTTGATTCTGGCGAGGCTGACCGGCTCTCTAAATCCGAGAAACGTGCAGTTGAGAGGCTCTCTGGTGCCGAGAAGGACTCGTTCGACATAGGGAAGGTGTTCCTGGAAGCAAGGGAGAGGTTTAGGTGGCAGTCAAAATAAATCCCCCAGTTTTCGGTTGTGTTGAGGTGTCAACTGATGGTAGGCTCCGTATGTCAACAACCGACAGAGGAGCACACCATGACTTTCACCCACCGCAAGACCTACGAGTCCATCGGCCACTTCGCCGAGACGCACGACAGGTGCACCGCCAACGTCGTCTGGGACGAGGCAACCGAGCGCTACACCCGGTGCGGCAAGCCCGCTGTTCACTCGCTCGCACCCGTCGTCGAGTGGAACTCGTGGTACCACGAGTGCGCCGAGCACAAGGTGTGCACTCCGTCATGCAGGTGCAAGGGCAACTCCCATCACGTCTACACGGTCCACACGACGCTGGGTGGGACGACCACCATCACGATCTCAGCGACCGGCGAGACCATCAAGACCCGGTCGGGAGCCCCCTACCTTCTCATCGAGGGTGGCAAGGTCACCGCCCGTGCCTGGAGCCTGAACACCGTGGCCCTGTGGAACATGGGCGGGAAGTTCTCAGGCCTCATCGTCAAGACGTGACCTCATGAATACCTTCTCTGAGGGGGAGGCGTTCGACCCCGGCATGTGCGACCACATCATCGAGATCGCTCGGAAGTGTGGTGGCCGGCCTCAAACGTCGGAGCACAGGGGCGAGCAGAACGTCCACGACTACGCCCTGCGATCCTGCACGGCGCACTTCCTTGACCGCCGGCACCACCCTCAGATCGTCATGGCCGTTCAGGAGTTCGCGGATAAGCACAACATCTGGGACTTCACCACCGACTGGGGTGGGGTGGGGATGCCCTCGGTCGAGGTCCTCAAGTATGTCGAGGGGGACCACCAGGCCCGGCACTCAGACTGGGGAGGGACGAACTCCAAGAGGAAACTCTCGGTGTCGATTCAACTCTCAGACCCTGACGATTACGAGGGCGGCGACATCCACCTCTACGACGGCCCAGGGACCTGGGAGTGCAAACGCGATCAGGGGTGGGGGACCGTGTTCCCGTCCTGGATGCTCCACGGGGTAGAGCCGGTCACGTCTGGCGAACGGTGGGTCCTGATTGGGTGGAATCTGGGTCCGCTCTGGACATGAGTTCAATGGCTTCTTCGTCGGTGAACCTGTCGCCGCCAGCCTGGTCCAAGCCCTCGCCCTCTAGCGGCCGGTTCTGAGCGATCGGGTTGTAGTACGCCTGCTTGATGTCCCACCTGGGAGACCGGTGGAACACGTGTGCATAGTCGTCGTGGAGGTCGTTTAGGAACGTCGGCGGTGTCCACATCGAGCACTGTTCGGGCTCCTTGACATCCAACTCTCCGTCCTGTGTCCGAGGGTCAGTGCCCTGCCCAAACGCGACCAGGTAGGCGTGCCGTGTGCCGCTCTCGACATTACGGACCTCGTGGAGGCCCATGAAGTTCGCAGGGAAGATACAGACATCACCCTGCTTGCAGGACAG